AAAAACTGGCTTCATGCAATACCCTTCAAATTGCGCTTAATAGATTGCTTCCAACTCGACATCGCGCCAGATAACGCAGTCGCAGCGTCGCTGGCCATTGTCAGGCAGAGCGCATCCGCAAGGTCAGGCGACCTTAACCCACGCTTGCGCATTTCATCTTTACTCTCAGCCTTCATCTTGCCTGACGATGTAAAGCTGTATCTAATCGCAGTCAGCTCCGCGAGAAGCTGGTCGTCCTTCGGCAGCTTGCACGACCGATCCTCAAGCCAACCCTTTGTCTTAAACCAAAGCTCGCTGCGCAGGTTCATGTGCGTCTTGCCCATGGCAGGAGCCTCTCCAACATTAATACCCCTGACTGGAGCGCCAAGCTCGCGCAACCTATCAACCACACCGCCGCCAACGCCAATGCTGTCAACCAATATCTCGCTGGGCCGCATAGAAGGCGATAAGCCTTCGTATTCGGCCATAACGCGCCCAACAGTCTGCATTAAATCTAAACCCTGCCAAGACGTAATCTCAGTCACAACATTGCCATACCGCTTGCACAGGGCAGTCTTGTCCGAACCAAAGCGAGCAACGTCCAAACCCCAAATAGGCTTAACGTCAGGCGTCACCTCAACGTCACGATGTATTGCGCTCTCAACTAAGTGAAACGGAATGATCGTGTCGTCATCCGCCATAGGAAACTCGCCAAGCACACGAATGCGAAACGCATTGCTCTCCTCGCCATACGGGGCGCGCATCTCGTCAACAAACTCGTCAGACACAAGCGGGCTATCTATGCACGACCAACGCCGCGTCCACCAGCTGTCTGCCATCCGCGTTTGACTCTCATAAAACGTGCCAGACGAACGTGTCGGGTTGCTCAGCAAAATCGTAGTCGCCGCGTGGCCAGACATAGAACCAGCAGCAGCCTCAAACACCTTCTCAGGCACACCAGAAGCCTCGTCCACAACCAACAGCACATTTTCCGAGTGAACCCCAGCTAACGCTTCCGGCGTCTCCGCACGGCTCGTCCTAGCCGAAATGAAAGCCTCGCTCGGAGCCGCGTTCAACTCAACCCGGTCAGACTTAACCGTAAGCAAAACCTTCAACTGAGGCGGCAGCTCATTAATCCAACGCTTCAGCTCGGCAAACAAAGCATCAAACAGCTGGCCGGATGTGGGGGCCGTTACAACAACCTTATTCGGAAAACGCAGCAAAACAAACCACAGCATAATCCAACTAGCCGACGTGGACTTACCCGTGCCGTGGCCACTGCGAATGCTAACCTTGCGCTCACCGTCTGCAACAGCCCGCAGAAACTCAGCCTGATAATCGTGCGGAGTCGCGCCCAGCACCTCCTGCACAAACAACGCAGGGTCATCGCGGTAACGCAGCACAAACTCCTCAAGCGGATTATCATTGCTCATCGGTGACATCCTCGTAATCCGCATCAATAGCCATCGCCTCACGCTGGCGGTCCTCAGCATCAATCTGCGCTAAATCAGCATTAACCTTGCGCAGCGCGTCCAAGTGCATGTCGCTCACGCTAATCGTAACATTGGTCTGAGGCCGATTGCCGTAACGCTCCTGATTATACGAGCCAGCCATAAACTTGCGCCACTGCACCTTCTCACGCGTAGCAGCAATCTCCTGCGTTGAGCTGCCGCCGTCTAACGCGTCAACCATCTCCAAGCCCTGCTCAACCAACGCGTCAGCAGCCTCCTGCCGAGCCTTGTTTATCACGGCAGTATATTCTGGCACCTTATGCAATGCCGTGCTGACGTAACCCCTGCTGCACTCGTAGTGGGTCGCAAGTTGCGCCATTGTGCCACCAGAAGAAAAATATTCAAACAAATACTCTGCGCCGCCTTGCTTGGTGACATCGGACAGTATTCGCTTTTGTAACGCCTTGCCTGCCATTTGATAAACTCCCATTTTTTATAATTTTACGCTGGGTGGCATGTGATTGGCAAGGGGGTACGGGGGGTGGCACCCGTGTGTGTGAATTGTATAATAATAACACTACCCCGCAAATGCTTGACCGGGGGGGCATTTAACATTCACCATCCCGAATATAAGCGAACACTTGTTTAACATGTTAAGCATTGTGGTACATAGATACCCCAAGCTGCGCGCATTGCATTGCGCCTAACCTGCGCCGCACTTGTGCCACACTTCTGCCACATTCCAGATATTGCAATTGAACGCTTGTTCAATTACGCGGGCGCGCCTCTGCGCTGCGGTGTTAAGGTGTGTTGCGTTTAGGTAAATCAATTTGTGACGTTACGTCACAAGGCGAATCATGTGTTGCAGGTATCTTTTGGATATGCACATATGAGGTACAAGCACAAACAAACAGAAAGTGAGAACAAGCCATGAACGTAGCAACACAGAAGCAAATGCAGCGCCTAAATGACAGCGGTGACGGATTCCTTATCCTGCCTTGCCTCAATGCAGCGGATGCAATCAACGACATAATGAATGTGTGGGGAAGTCAGTCCAGCGCAACAGGCAACGAGATTGCCGACAGGCTACGCCAATTAGCCGATATAATTGACGGGCAAGACACGCAGTCTCACAAGTTTGCTAAGTTTACACATCACCGTTGACCGCATCTGTTAGCCGCGCTTAACGGCGCGGCCCTCACATGCAGCCGCATGACACAACACAAACAAGGAGAAAGACAAATGGCCTATAACAAACTCAGCACATATAAAACGGCATGGACAGAAGACGGACACGGCGTTGGCTCTGTAATATACACCAACACAATAATCGTTTCATGGGACAATGACACAATCACACTTCGCTCCGGCGGGTGGGAAACGGTCACGACAAAGCGCAAGATGAACCAAGCAAGCCACCAATTTGGCTTAGGCTTTGGAGTATATCAGCGCGACTACGTTTGGTGTGTTGACATGCCGAATGGTGACACTGTGCTATTCAAAGACGGCATGACATTTTCACGCAATGCAAAAAGTGAGGCAGCATGATGGACAAAGAGGATTGGACCATCGCCGCAATGTTCACTGTGGTTTTAACCGTCACGCTGATTGCGATTTACCTTAACCCATGAAACACAAAGCCCGGCCACCGCGCCGGGCTTTTTTAATGCACGGTTTGACCCGTGTTGATTAAATCGCTTTCATTAAGCTCTAACAGAACCTCGCCAAGCGCTTGCATTAATCGCGCCGGGCTTGTCTCATTCAACCGCTCTTCGCAATAGTCCACCAAAAGCCCGGTCTCGATTTCTGCCGCTTCATCGTCCACGCAGGTGAGCAAAACGCGAAAGTCTATCTGATACGACATAGGCCCGGCCCTTTAAATATGCCCGGCGCTTGGATTGGGACAAGCGCCGGGCCAGTTTAGGCGCGGCCTTGGGAGGAACGACGCGCCATGCGCATTTATAGCCACACACAAGCCCGGAGCGCAAGTTTATGCGTCTTTGCCCGATCTATCATCTTCCCCCGTCCCACGCTCCTCATATGCGATGAGAAACATAAGGCAGCAAGCGGCGTGCCATAGGTGTGACACTTGCGTCTCGCTATCCAGCTCATCAAACGCAAAATTGCGCGTTGCAGTCTTTCCACCCCACCAAGCCCAGAGATGACGCATAAGCGCGCCAAACACGCGGCCCCAGCGCATCCCCTTCTCCCAATTGCGCGCAGCGTATTTGTCCGCTCCAAAGCCCAGCACTCGCGCCGTGCCAAATATAAACTCCGGCGCAACCAATTCGATTGGCTCTTTGCCTGCGTCATTTTTTCTTGCGTCGTTCATACCCACCATTCTCCATCTCAAACTTGCGCCGCAGGATTGCATCACGCTCACTTGCGTTCCATCGCGGCAATGTCGGATCAAACCTGCGCCGATTGGCGAAGCCCTCAAGCTCTGCCAAATCCCGGCAAGCGTCAAGCCTCGATCTAAACCCCTGCAACCGCTCGACCCCTTTATGATAGCCTACAGGGCGAACAATAGCCTCACCCTTCTCAATCTTTTGCTTAACCCACTTAGCCCAATCATATCCCATATATTAAACCTCACGTTCCACGGTGTATGAATGTATTATTAATGTGTCTTTCAGACACATTCATACATTCATACAAAATACGCCCATTGTATGAATTACTGTATTAATTTGTATTAATTGTACTAAACACACCACAAAACCCCTTGTTTATATAGCCCAACAATTAATACACATTTAATACAGCCACCCCAAACCGCTCAAACCATATTTTCTGCCGCGTATAAGCAAAGCAAGGCCGCTTCTGCCCTTCCATCGTCTTTCGCCCTGCCGAAGTCGCTGGCGTTATCCGGGAAGCGCTGCATTGCGAGACCGCGCGACACACCTTTATCCCGGCTCAATCCGAAGAAGCCTTTCCACTTTGCTGGAGTTACGAATTGCACGGGCAGCTTGTTTGCAGCGCATCCCATCTGAAGCATTCCATAGCCCTCGCCAAAGCGAAACATGCTGGACACGCCTTGACCGCGCATCGCAGCCACTTGCTCGATGACGGCAAGGCAACGCTCCCCGCTTTCGTTCTGTAAAACGTCCAGTAGCGCCGGGCAGTTTATGACCGTTTTACCTTTGGTGTTTTTGACCGTTGGCATGTCGTGGATTTCCAGCTTGCCTGTATCGGGCCAATATAGCGCCACGGCCCCGGTAAAGCCCGGATCACATCCATATATGAGCATCAATCTGCCCTCGGTTGCTCAACATGCTCCACGATTGTTGCGGCTTTTTCTAATGCTGCGCTCCGGCAAAACGCGCTGAAAGATAGCCCTGACCTTCGCGCGGCTTCTGTAATTATGCGGTCATATTCTTCTGCGAAGTTGATTAAGCGCTTCTTATCCGACATAGTTTTAACTCCTCTTGTGTCTGTTTTCTTTATATATGTTTAAAATATCGGGAGCCAGTGAAAAATATACTTGCAGATATGTTTTTTCCGTGCTTATACTGGCGGCACAACACAAATAAGGGAATTGAACAAATGACAAACGATACCAAACCATCCGAAAAAGACATTGCCCGCTGGGAGCGTATCAAGCAAGAAATGCTTGACCGCGCAGACATTGTTGCTGAATTTGCAGATGATGAGCGTGAGGCGCTAAACGAATTGCGCTGGACCAGCATATCCATATCCGAAGACGTCGACTATTTGATGGACTTTTACTATAGCGACGTGATTGAATTCTGCCGAGCAGCTAACTTCTTATGCGAAGAATACAGCTGGAACACATCTGAGAACGAAGACAAGCGCGACATCGGCAAGAAATCGCTTGCGCTTGCCGACGCTCTGCGCGGTGATGCTGGCGGTGTCCCACGCCTCTCTTTCGGGCAAGCTAAAGACTTTGGTGGCATATATCCGCGCATCACTGGCCTTATGAACACCAAGCCCAACAAGTATCAAATGGAGCGCTTTGCCGAGCATGGCATCATATGGGAGGGCGAAGTCGATGAGCATTAAGGTTGGATTGCCCGACGTGACGTTCAACGCTTTGTGCAAGCTCACAGAGATTGACCGCGAGTTTATTGGCTCGCCGGATTATATGGGTGTGGCTCAGTTTTGGAGCTGGTCACACCCTCAGAAAACACGATTGAGCCGCGCATCTGTTTCTGCCCGGCGCAAAATACATCATGCGCTTGTAAAGGATGGGCTTGATCTGGATGGCGACACAGGCATTCACCGCTCAATCATTAGCATTGTGCTGGAGAAAGAGGAGCAAGGGCTATGAATGAGCGCCAGAAACAAATCTCCAAATGCACCAAGGATTTCTTGGTTGCCCTTCCTAACAATATGGAGGGCATCGACTTAGGCGCTGTTGTCTGCACGATATTCGAGGCATTCGATCTTGACTATGAAGAGCGCGCTCAAATTTGCGAGGGCGTCTTAAATGTCATGCTTGAGGTTGAAATGCGCCGCGATGAGCGCGCATCTCAAGCCGCTGACGATGTAATTGCGCGAGCTGCCGCGAAGGCTCGCAAGTGATTTGGTCTGAGCATCTGCCGACGTTTTTGATGCAAATGTTCGGCCCCGTTGTAGCGTTGCGGGATGCTCAAACCAATAGTGTGCCGGAACCTTTCGGGGGTTGGGTTCCGGCACACCCGGATCAGGAACCGCCATTTTAGATAGGACACGCCATGCTTGTAAGCCTAACGCAAAAAGAGGTTGCGCAATGCAATCAGGCCGCAGCAATGCGTTGGCAATTGGCCCGAGCATCTGGCGTTGTTAATCAGCGCCGTGACAAGGGCAGGTCTGACGCTGACTTGGATTTGCTGGGCGTAAAGGCTGAGCTTGCCGTGTCGAAGGTGTTTGATCTCGACCACATCCACGCCGTTGGCGTAGATGATGGCCGAGACGTGTGGCTGGATAATATTTCTGTAGACGTGAAGGCCACGTTCTACACCACCGGGCGGCTACTGTTTAAGAAGCGCGAGGCATTCAAGGCTGATTGCTCTATTCTGGTGTGCCAGCAAGCGCCTGACCGTATGCACGTTGTGGGCTACATACCCCGCACGCATTTTTTAGATCAGGCTTATGAGATTGACCTTGGCCACGGCAAAGGCTGGGCAATGGATCAGGAAAACCTATTGCCGCTTGAGAAACTATGGGCGACTGCCCGCAGCATTAAATTGAAGGAAGCAAAATGAATAAGATCATCATAACAAACGCGCACGCACATGGCTTTGCATTTGCCTGCGATACCGAAACACAGGGGCAGGTTTTTATCCCGGTTCACATCGCTGACGGCTTTGACCTTGCGCCGGGCGATGAAATAAACGCTGTGCTTGTGCCTAACTATCAAGACAAGTCAGACAAAGGCACGCCGTGGCAGGCCGTGAAGTTGCAGCGTGATGGAGAAGTTTGCGAAAAAGCAATCATAGATAATTCGCAAACATTAAATAATGAAGCATTAGACGCAGAAATGCTGCGCTTTATTCTTGCCGCTGGCGGGTATCACACCACCGCAGAGCTGGCGGATTATTTTGAGCTTGACCACAAAACAGCAGGCAACGCAGCCCAGCGCCTCTTTAACTCCGGCAAGATTGCCAAGGCAGACGTGTTTAATCGCGTGGGCCAGAAGCGTCCAACAATGATATTATGGGCCGCAGCGGCTAAAACATTTATTGAGGTGGTGTGATGAGTATATTTCTTGACCCCAAGCGTATCGGAATTGGGCCGGGCAACTGCGAACATGAAACTATTAGTGTAAACGGAACACACTCAAGCCAAGGTGTTAAGTTCTATGATGATGCAAGAAATTTCTCATACAACAGTCAAGTAACGATCTATCGAGGCGAGTCTCCGATTATCTGGCTAAAGGGTATGGTGGTAAGGAATTTGATTGTATCAATAGTTGAGGAATCATCTGACATACACTTAAAGGCCTTGCGTGACCTTGTTGAGGAGGAGACTGGGATAAGAGCTGAACAGAAAAGGACAAAGTCCGGACATGTCCAGCCTGTCCGTTAAGGGGGTAATGACTTCGTGAAGTTGTTACCCCCTTAACAATAGAACTTCTAAAAAATAAAAGAAGTTCCCCCCCTGAATTAGGTATTGCATATGCAAAACATATATGCGAACAATGAGAAAATGGAGGAAAACATGACAATTATTAAATCGGAAGACATGTCGAACGAGGAATATCACGCGCATCATGCGTTTGGTTCGACTGCAATCAAGACAGCAGCAAACAAAAGCATTGCGCATTTGTTCGGCGCTGAGCGTAAGGATAGCCCGGCATTTGCATTGGGCAGCGCAGTTCACGCCTACCTGTTGGAGCCAGAGAAGAGCCTTGTTGTGCGCGGCCCCGAGACACGGCGCGGCAAGGCATGGTCTGACCTGAAAGATGAATGCGATTCCGCTGGCAAGATATTGCTCACCGAGGCTGATTATGATTTGGCAAACAGAATGGCAGATGCCTGCCTGAAGAACCGCATGGCAAATCATTTGCTCACAAATCCTGACATGCTGGCCGAGGCTTCATTCTTCGCCACTGAGCCAGACATTGACATTGACCTAAAGACGCGCCCAGATGGCCTCCTGCGCAACGCAGGCATTGTACTGGACATCAAAACGACCCAAGACGCATCACCCAGAGGTTTTGAGCGTTCTGTGCGTCAGTTCGGCTACGATTTGCAGGCTGCATTTTACATGCACGTCTTGAAGCTGAACGGCATTCGTGTGGAGAACTTTATCTTCATCTGCATCGAGAAGGACGCGCCGCACGTCACTGCGTGCCATGAGCTTTCGGAAATGTATTTGCGCCACGCTCACAACCGTATGCTTGCTGCATTGGTTGACATAAAGCAGGCGATTGAGACTGAGGAATATGTCACGAATTGGCCTGACTTGAATACGATCCACTTGCCAGCATGGATGGACAGTGAAGAAGCGTTTTAACCTATCCCAGTGCAGGGGTGCTGCACAACATTGAGAGGAGTTGCAAAATGCAACACATGATTACAGAAGTCGTCGCACGTTACCCGCGTCTAAATTCCACTTACAAGTTCGATACTTACGAGAACAAGTCGGTGAAATGCGATGCGTTTGATGACGGCGCAGCATACGAAATGAGCTTCGTAATGTCCGATGAGAAGGCAAAGGAGCTTCATCGTATCTGTATGGAGGCATACTCTAACGCTGCGGCGTTGGACACAAAGCGCAAGTGGCCAGAGAAGCCAACAATGCTTCCATACAAACGCAATGACGATGGCGAAGTCGTCGGCAAGTGCAAGCTGAAAGGTGCTTACGGCGGTGACAAGACACAGCCACCAAAGCAAGTTGATGCTCAGCGCAATAAGTTGCCGGATGATTTCATGCTGACCAGCGGAAGCAAGGTCAACGTGGCCGTAGTTGTTGTGCCATACAATACAGGCAGCCTGAATGGCGTGTCGCTTAGGCTGCGTGCTGTGCAGGTCTTGGAGCTTGCAGAGATGCAAGGCTCAGATGATCCGTTCACTTCGGTCTCTGGTGGCTTTACGTCCAGCGTGATTAAAATGCCAGTTGCAGCTGCGGATGATCCATTTGCAATGCCTGCTGCCGCACCAGCGTCCGGCACTTCATTTGTTGAGGACGAGATACCTTTTTAGGCTTGATACCGTATCATTTCTAATGTATCTGCATGGGCAGGAGGACTTTGTTCATGCAGATACGACCAATAAATCAAGTACCCGGCGCATTGGCCAACGATTTAGGCGAGGTTAAATGGCCAGAAAGTAGGAAGCAAATGCCCAATGGCGGATTTAGAACATACACTACAAGGTGGGTTAGAGGCATTGAAACTAAGGCGTCTTCTTCAGCCTCCCACAAATATTATGGCATTGTTTACAGGGGCAAAAATTACAAAGTGCATAGGTTAATATGCGAGGCATTCCACGGCCCACCGCCAGCAGACAAGCCAATTGTCATCCACATCAATGAAAACGCCCTAGACAATAGGCCGGGCAACTTGAGGTGGGGGACGCAAAAAGAGAACCTTAATATGCCAAGGTTTATTGAATATTGTAAGTCGCGGACGGGTGAGAATAACCCTCATGTAAAAGGCTTGGCGAAGAAAACAACCAAGTTAGCCAATAAGAAATGAGGCCAATTATGAATATAGTCTCAGAAAGCAAGTTTCCAGCCGCTCGCTGGTCGGAGTTTGGCAACACAATCATTCGCAGTCTTGAGTTGAAAAAGACTGCTCAGGGCGAGTATCATGGACCATGCCCATCCTGCGCTGGCACGGATCGGTTTTGGATTAAAGAGTTTCAAGGCGAGGTCATGGTTCATTGCCGCAAGTGCAATGACTATAAGGCCATCAAGGACAGGCTGCGCGATATGTCTCTCT